TTGTGTGCATTGAGACTGGATCTACAGGCGCATTATAATCTATCTGAGCGATCATTCTGCCTGCTGCATCGCCAGAACCCATGCCAAGCATATCTGTTTTGGAAACAGCAGCTCGGACAGACGCCTGATCTGGAAAGCCCAACTTCATACTTCTTGGCTTTGCCATTTCTTCAGAGAACGCCTTGCGAGCTTCGCCACGATTGGGTCCACGAAAATAAGCTCTGACGGCATCAATGTCGGATGCCTCTAGATTATTAAGACCCGGCCAATCTGGAATCCGGTTTCGCAAGTTTTCGTCAAACTGCTTCGCTGCCTTTTTGGTGATCTTCATGTTTGGCAGCATATTCAAGGTAACATCTGAAACCATTGTGGAGAAGTTCACATTGTCCCCAGCCGCGTTGAAGTAAACGCCGTAAACTGGCGCACCTTCTTCCAAAATCTCACCAGTCTTCGGATCTTCCACCTGACCAGAAATCTCTTTTGCCTTCTTGATCTGCTTTCTCAAGATAGATGGATCGCTTCCCCAAAACCGATTATCCACTACGTTCTGGCCTTCAGTGGCATATTCGTAGCCACCTTCTCGCGCAACAGGATTAATCAATGGAACATCATTCACACCAACAATAGATCCAGTTCCACTTGCCCGATCACCCTTGATCGACATGAACTGAGCGCCTTCATCGATGGCTTGCTGAAAGTTAAAAGGAGTAGGAGCTGTTTGAGTTCTGGTGGTCACATCTATTTCTGCACCGATCTCTTCAAGAGGAACCATGCCCCTTGTAACCTTCATCCTGCCTATCGGGGTGTCTTCAACATACCCGCCTTTTGTCAGGCCACTGCCACGACTTTGATTTTCAAGGTAGTTTCTTATAATGGTGTTTGCTGTTTGATCGTCTGAGTATCTCAAGCCCTCTTGAACAACATTGCCGCCGACTTCAGCTACAATTTGTTCGTAAGATTTAAATGTGCCGCCGCCAACATCTACGGCTCCATCAACACCTAATTGCTTGATCTTTTTTAGAGCTGATAAAATACCCATTACTTCTTGCCCTTATACCCAGCAGCCTTGATAGCGCGACCCTGCTTTTCAGCTTCGGCTTTGGTCTTGTAGACCTTGCCCTTGCTTCCCCAGCGGTAGCCGCCTTTGACCTTGCGAACAGGCATCTTAGCCGCCCAATAGTTCGTTCATTAACTCATGGACATTGCCACCGCCGACACGCATCACTTTGACTTTCATGCCATGATCTTCAGGCATCATCATTTCGTCGTGACCGCATTCGCAATCGCCGCCATGTTCGCAATCGCACTCTTCGTATTCATCATCGTGATGGCCATCGTCATGGTAATCCATGTCTTCTTCGGCAACGCCCTTGTAATAAGGGCCATCATTTTCAATGCCGTGGAGGCGAAGGCAGAGAAGCAAAAAGTTTACCAATTGCTCATCAGTAAGATCCAAGCCTTCTGCGTCATGTGGAAAACCCATTCGCTTTTCAAAAAGAACCGCGTTTTCTTCCATGTGTTCTACATTTACTTCAGCCATATTGGCCTCCTATCGCATTGGACGCGCTTGTGGGCGCATAGATGTTGCTGGTGCAGCAGGACGCATCCGTGGACGTGTTGGAGTAACAAGTCCAGCATCAACCGCCTCTTCCATAGTCATCACATTGGGTTCCATAGTCACGCCACTGGATGGGCTATAGTTTATGCCGTCTTGGCTTGGCATCATGCCCGGTCCCGGCATACCCATCTTTGTCTGAGCTGCGGATTTCATGTCCATAAAACGCCGCATATCTTCTGGGCTAAGATTTGAAGGCATCGCTGTATCCATAGCCAAGCGAGATTCACCCTGTGAAATCTGACCAGAGGTAACCATGTTATCCATCATCTCTGGAGACATGCGCTCCATGCGGCCATCAACTTCGTAGGACATTTCAGTCTCTGGCATCATTTCTGGGTTGAGCTGGTTCATCAAGCTCATAGAACCTTCAGCCAACATCCGTTGCAGCTCACCAGACATGCGCTTCCCAGCTTTTACAGCAGCAATCTCGCTTGAGAGGTTTACAGGAATTTCAGCGCCAACAGCATCAGCCATTTGCTCAAAGCTCTGCACAAGCATCATTTGCTCTTGTGAATTTGGGTTCATGTTGGGTTCAGCCATGTTGACCTCCTATGTTTTCTATTCTGCTGCTGTGGATGTTTCAGTTCCACCTTCACTTATATCTTCTTCTTTTGTACCAACTAATTCAGCAGGATCGATATACTGACCATCTGGTGTCTGATAATAATCCTTACCATCCACAGTGACTTTGGTCAAAATTAAATCGATTTCTTCTCCAGATGCCCACTTGCGCATCCAAGGCGGCAAAAACTCCATGCCACTGCCTTTGTAGTAACGCTTCCAGATGTTGCTCAGTAGAGCTGGATCTACAGTTGTAACTCCGCTGGTGTCATCATCGTCACCGCCTGTTATTGTTGTAATATCATCATCATCTCCACCAGTAACAATCACTGGCCCATCTTTGGTGTTTTTGACTTCAACTACACCGGGGACTGTCTCACCATCTTCACCAACAACGCCTTGAAGTGATGGCTCTATACCAGTCTCTGAGCTACTCATCTCTTCAAGTTTAGCAAAATTGGCATCTCCCAAAGCACCGGGGCTGATGTCTAAGTAGTTTGGATCGTTCCAATCGAACTGACCGCCTGTAGAGCCTTCAGATTCATATGCCCTTACAAACTCATCAGCAGCAGCTTCATTTATTTTTTGTGGGTTGATTAGGCCGTAAGTGGCATTTGTGACGGCATAGTTAAGAAGATCACCCACCCCTTTGCCAATTTTACCAAACACACCCAGCTCTCCATATGTATCATAGAATGGGTTTACATCAGAACCAACTGGACTTCCTTCTTTATAAGCATCAATTTGTGCTTGAGTAGCGCCATTGTCCACCATGCCACTGACGATTTCGTCCTGCATGTCTTGGGTCATTGTTCTTGCGCCGCTGGCCTTATAATTTTCCTGCAAAGCAACTGTCTCTGCCGCGTTAGGCGCTGTACCTCTTTGGCCATATAAAGCCATTTGCTCTTCCATCGTTAGATCACTGGTCTTACCAGAAGATATTTTTGCGTATGCAGAATCAAGAAGTGCAGAACCAGATCCAGCTTTTGGATCTACATATCCGCTTGCGTTGTTTGCCGCTGAAGGATCGCTGGTAAAGTCTCCTGCGTCTGTATCTACCAAAACGCCGTTTATATATTCCTTTGAGCCAAAAGGAGTTAGGTAATTTATGATTGTTTGGCCTAAAGTGTTATTACCTTCAGGCAAGAAATTAAGAGCGCCAGCATCATTTCCAGTTAAGGTCAAATCGGCTTTAATATCAGAAAGTGAACCTGTAGATTCTGTGCCGCTATCCCTAATCCTGTCACGTTGAGCTGCCAATTGTGCAATTTCATCATTCCAATAATTCGCTGGCTCGTTGCTACCAGCAGCACTTTGCGCTTTGGATATTGCTGCGTTCAGCTCTTGCTGAACATCCGCAAGGGTTGTTTCTTGTGGAAGTGCGCCAGCAGTTTTGGGCTGCAAATATACAGGCTGCGCACCTGTATTTTGATCTGTCCCAGAAGGTGGGGCTGGAACATTAATTATTTCTGGCAACGGTGTAGGAGTCGGAGTGCTTACACTTGGAGCCGTATAGGTTGGAGTTGAAACAACACCCCCACCACTGACCACATCATCAGCAGTTGTGGTCCCGCTGGATAAATTAGTATCAGTGTTGGAACCCGTTGAGACAATTACAGCTCCACCACCAGTTGTGGGATAAGAAGTTGTGTTTTTTCCAGAGGTAAGATCCTTTGCTGTGACTGTTTTGTTTGACATGCCAATGCCAAGATCTGCATCTAAATTGCGGCCACCGCTGCTTGTATTTTGGTTATTTTGACTAACTGGAGAATTTGTAAAATTAGTTCCTGCTGGCATCGGGCCTTGAACATCGTTTGAGCTTGTATTTGCAGACCCAGAGATCACGTTACCTGTGGATGTAGTGCCGCCAGAGGATATTCTCGCCCCAGTGTTATCATCTACCAACTGGCCACCAACATATGATGCGCCATCGTTAGGCGTAAAAATATTTGCCAGCGTTTCTGTAAAGCTGTTACTGCCACCACTGCTGCTAGAGCTAGAGCTACTGCTTGTTTTGCTGCCCCCGCCCCAGCCGCTATGAAACCAGTAAGCAGGAACACCGTCTGGACCCGACATAACTGGAGCATCACCACGATAATTCTGAAGCAAATTTTCTTCCTGCGGGTTGATGTACGCAAGCATGTGCGGTTGGCCCATGATCTCAGTTTGACGCGGAGCGCCAGAAACAACATTGCTCAAAGCGCCCATGCCTTGATCTGGGTAAGTTTCTGGGGCTTGCATGGGCATAGACGCAGGTTGGTTTTTCTGCACAATCGCGTTTACACGATCCATAAAAGTATTATTCATCACGCCCTCATAGGTTGTGGTTGCGGTTGTGGCTGTGGCTGCGGCTGCGGTTGAGGAGCCATAGCTTCAGAAATAGCACCCAGCGCACCCGTTGAGCCACTACCCATGCGGCGCTTGATCTCCATGACCTTGTTGATCAGATACTTATTCATATCCATAGGTGGTTGAGCCTGTGGCCCCCCAACATTGTTGGGAGGGGACATTGGGGGGCCACCCTGTGGACCCTGCTGCGGTAGACCGCCGAAGGCAGCAGGATTGATGGGAGGCAAATTATACTGCTGGCGGTACATTCTTCATGGCCTCCATCTGGATTTTAGCTGCATTCTTTTCTCTTTCAAGCTGCAACTCTGCCTCTAACTTTGTGACCTTCGCCTGCAAATCCGCCTGCGCTTTGGCCATTTCGATCTCCATGTCCTGACGCGCTTCGGCTTGCTTGATCTGAATGTTGGACTGAGCCTTGGCCTGATCCGCTTGTATTTGCGCCTGAGTGCGAGCTTTCAAAGATTCTGTCTCTAGCTTTGCCAACTCTTGAGCATATTGCAATGGGTTTCCTTGCTGACCTTGCTGGCCACCCAATCCTCGAATTGCTTCGATCTGCTTCATCTGAGGCGCAGATTGTACAACTTGAGCTGCACGTTGGCTGATTAGCATGTCCGTTGCTGGATCTACTTCGTTGAACTTGAACTTTGGATCTCTGAAGTCTGGCATTGGCGGCATCTGCATATTGATGCCAGCTTCCATGCGCTGGCGGTACAGAAGCGCGATATGCTCTGCAATGTGAGCTATCAACACGGGCTGCATTTGTTTCGCGCCGGGATTGCCGCCCAGTGATGGATCTTGCATGAACTGCATGTGAACCGCGATGTGAGCCTCATGGTCTTGCTCTGGGAAGGCGCGGATTGGCTTGCCATACAGAACGCTCATGTTCTCATCGATTGGGTCCATCTGCACCGCCTCTTCAGGCTTCTGCAAGATTTCATCGATATTTGGGATGCGGATCGCCTCGTACATCCGCTTGTATGCCTCATACAAATCATGGAGCTGCGGAGCTGAACGCGCCATTTCCAAAACAGCCTGTGCCTGCGCAATGCGCTGGGCTGTCGAGAAGATGTTAGGATCTGACACTGGGACGATGTCGATGCGATCATCAAAGTCAGTGCGATAAATGATTTCAGCCGAACCAGATTGAGCAAAGCTAAACTCATCTGGTAAGTTTTCTGCGTTCAGATCAGCCAGAAGTTTAAACTCTTGGCCTTGCGCATAATGCAACCGCTTATGGATTGCGCTGAACGCCTTTGATCCTTGTTCGATGAGGGCGACTGTCGATCCGACTGGGGCGTTTGGATTTACGTCACCAACATTTAAATCTGCTGTGCTGGCAAAACGCTGACCTGCGTCAACCATATATCCAAGCAAGTTGAACAAAGAACCACTTGGCTCTTTGAACGGCAGGGGCATGATGGCTTTGTTTACGTCATCGACTGTGCTGTCGAGATCCACAAACTCGCCGGGGCTGATTTGCATATCACCGCCATTGACGCGGCCACGCAACTTAAAGCCACCTTGCATGTTCGAGAAAGCTGCACTGTCGAGAAGGGCGCGAAGCGATCCAGTCGCCGCTTTTCCCAAGCCACCGATCATGTGGTACAGGCCAAAGCCATAAAAGCCCAAACCGGGCAAGAACTTGTAGCTGACAAACCAATCGCGGCGCTTTTTGCGCTCATCTTCTTGCTTCCAGTTGCGGCGCACAGAAACCACGTTCTGGTTTTCATAGTCGATTGTGATTACATATGGGATGGCGACTGCGTTATCATCAGCGTCATCATCATCCATTTCTTGGCCATCGATGCCGTCAAACAAATCATAGACGTGCATTTCAAGCAGCGTCATCACGTTGTCATTGCTGTCATCGTACTGGTCAACGCCTTCGATCTCACCGATTGTATCGCCTGATGGATCAATGGAGTCTGAATCTCCATATTTTGTCTGAAGATAATACCCGTTCTGAACGTAGCGGTTGAAGTCATTCTTTGGCATACGAATGACGTGCGTGTAGCGCGGAGATGTGTAAAGATCTTTGCTCTCTGGTGCGACCACAAAGTCTTCGGCCTTTACGAACTGGCTACACTGCCGATCCATGTTGGCATCCCACCAAACCTTTTTGAAGGTATGGCCGATCAGGGGGAGGTGGAACAACATCTGATCAAGATCAGGGAAATACTCAGGCATCTCTTGCGTGATCTGATAGTTCATAAACTCACGCACCCGGCGAGCCTGATCTTCTAGCTTTTCGTCTGGGTTGCCAATAATGACAGACTTGACGGGGCCACCTGACGGGTAAAGCTCTGCGATTGCCTTGGCATTAAACTGAGTGGCTGCTTCCGCGATCAGCGGGTGAACCACAACTGACAGTCCACGACTTGAACGCTCATCTTCGCCCTCTGCCAGACCGCCGTCTGGATCTAAGGTCTTGAGACCTTGCTTGTAGCGTTCTTCCCACTCAGCTCTAGCTGCACGGTCATTTTCGTAAAATCCGACCAGCTCGCTGGCTTTGCGCATAAGTTCGCGCTCATCGATAACTTCGGCAAGGTTTTGGTCAAACTCTGCATCATCCAGCTCATCCATGAAATCCAGCTCTGGATCACCGATCAGA